AAAATTTAGTGGATGAAAAAAATTTAGAATCTGTTGAAAATTTAATGATTGATTGGGTATTATATGAAAATGGATGGCTAGTAGAACTTCAGGGTGATGATTATAAAAATGGACATCTGTTTTATTATTTGTCGCAAATGCGCGGTTATGGTAGTCATAGACCGAAAGAATTAGAACTTTTTAAAAAAGTTTAAGTTTTGTCAAACTTTTTAAAAAGTTCTTTTCTTAATAACTTTGATTTTAGATATTTTTTTTGTTTGTTTTGAAAGTTTTTTCTCAAACGTATTTTGACCCCATAAACGAGAATATCCATCTATTGCCCAACTGTATTTTTTTGGAAATTCTTCAAAATATTCTTTTGATAGATAACCATCTTCACCTTTTTCTATCAAAAAATATACATTATTTTCACCAACCGCCAATGGATATGGAACACCACTATTACCAACTTGCGAATGGTATTCTAATATTTTGTCCTTGGTTTCAAACTCGTAAATCCACGGTCCTATAAATAAGTATCTGTTTCCTAAAATATGTGCTAATATTGTATTTCCTTTACCACCTACCCATGGATCTCCTCTGTCATCAATACCTTTTGGGACAAATATTTTTTTTAAATTTCTATACGATTTTATTAATATTGGATAATCATCATAATTTATATCTTCAGCAGAATCATCATATGTAAAAATATCTAATCCTTTACCTTTTATAACAACTTTATATGGTCTTCCCCCATTATCAAAAATTAAATATTTTTTACCTCCTTTTAATGTTTTTGTGGATTTTTTTAATGTTTTAGATTTTTTTAATGTTTTAGATTTTTTTAATGTTTTTGATTTTTTTAATGTTTGTATAATTTTATATTTTTTTATAACATTTTTCTTTTTTAAATTTGCAAAAAATTTATTTAAATATATTTGTGTTTTTTTAGAATTTGGTGGTCCCGAAAATTGTTCTTCTCTTTCATAAGGATATCCAATGGCACTTCCAGTCCCAATCCATTTCCAATCTTTTGGAATGTTTTTATACTCCCAACTTTCAACATTATTAAATGAATAAAGAACAAATAAACTATTTTTTTTTGCCCAACGTTTTACACCATTTTTATTTTTAACTATAACCCATATATTACCATCATTACCTTCCTTTTCTTTTCCAACAGAAAAATTTGTTGCTGATTCTTCGGGACCTTTTCTCATTATATATACTTTATAGAAAAAGTATTACAAAAATTTATTTTTACTTTAATTTGTTTATCAAATTACCAAAATATTTAGTTAAAAATATTACAAACAGTAATACCCCTATATGTGGAATAAAATAGTACAAAAACGATTCATTTCTCATCACACACAACTGATAATCTAATATAAATAATAAAAAAACACCCCAACCTAAAACCCATGTCATATTTTTAAAAACTTTTAAATCTTTCGTAAATAAAAGTGGTATCAAAAAACTAATTACTACAAAGAATTTTATTATCATTAAACTAATGAGAGCGTATAATGGACCATTTGATTGGTCTGATATGTTTTGTGCTTTTTTTGATAAATACATACCATACCCCTCTGATATACTATCTGAAATAGCTAAAGAAATAATACTTACTATTAAAAATAATTTTGAAATGTTTGTTTGAACTAATCCAGATATAACACCTGTTGTTGTGAGAACACCAGAATTTGTTCCAAATACAAAGCCTTGTCTTAATGCATCAATCATATAGTATAATTAAATAAAATAAATGCTTCTCGGAAATATATTAACATTAATGTTTTAAAATATATTTCGTCATCTTCAAAAATTTTTTGAACATTTATTTTTTTAAATTTTTTTTTTTAAATGTCGCTCATATCGGTTCAGGAAGTACCACCACCTGAAAGCAAAAGATTGTCATCCAGATTTTCACCTCACCCGCCTTTTTGTACGGATGATTTAATTTCATTATTTCATAAAGATTCAATATTTTTTGATTGTCAGCCACCATTTTGTTTCTTTTCTATTTTTTTCAGTTTCATAATAATTCCTGGTAAATCGCCAAATTTGGTTGTTCCTACTTTTCTAAAACCGTTTTTTTTATAAAATTTTATAGCTCTTTTATTATTTATTTGAACGTCCAAAATTAAATTAACATTTGCATGTTTTTTTAAAAATTTTAAAAATATTTTTTTGGCTTTTCCATTTCCTTGTTTTTTATTTACCAATTGATTAATTTTAATATCTCCTTTTTGAAAATTATATTTTGTATATTTACCCGGATTTACTTTATATTTTTTCCAAGTTAAAACAACACCATTCTTAAATATAATCTCCTTATTTTGAAATTTCTCTCTTAAATTTCCTTCTAAAAAACGAAAATATCCTCGAGGAAATATTTTTGGATATTGTTTAAATATTTTCACGATTTTTTTAATTTTACTTAATTTCTTTTTTGTTTTGTTGTTTCGATTTCTCTGCGAACGTTTTTTTGATTTCGGCATATATATATATCTTTTTAGAAAAAAGATATGGCAAAAACTTTAAAAAGATATGACAAAAATATAACTTTTAAAAAAAAGAACAAAAAACTTTTAAAAGATATATAAAGCATTTTTATTAATTTTTATTAAGATGTCTTATGATAACAATTATTTTAGTTTAGAAACAGAAGAAGACTTGGATGATGAATTTGAAATAAAAAAAATGAAAGAATATTCGAGGGTATCAAAAAATTTTTTATTATTTTTTCAAACTATATATACATTAACATATTTTGCTACTGAAACGTTGCAATTATCAAAAGCTATAAATAAAAATGACCATTTACAGATTACAAACTATTCATATGTTTATAATTTAACACTTATCTTATTTGTTTGTTATTCTATCAATAATATTAGTTCTATTGGGTTAAATATTGTTTTACATAAAATTAATTTAAGAAATTATGACATTGTTTTGTATTTATTTTTTTGTCTAGGTGGGGGAATTGTATTTGCACTTTTGGGAGAAATTCCAACATTGCAAAAAATTGTTATTACTGGTCCATTTTGGAAACATTTATCAATAGCGAGTATTATAACAATCATTATTATTTGCATACCGCTTATTTTTATTTTATATCGTGAAATATATTTTTCTTGGAAGGAAAAAATATTGCGGAGAGAATTATTCAATATAATTGTTTTAATATCATCATTTGGAATAAGTTATTTAACATTGGTTGCAAATGGTGCAGAAGAAATTCATTTACATGTCCATCATGCTATATTTGCCGGAACATTGGCTCTTTTTTGTTCAAATTGGAAAAAAAGATATATCATGTATCTTCATGCTATATTAATGGGAATAGTTATCGAAGGAATTGGATTTTATGGTATAGCTGAATTTTATATTTTTATGTGTGAAAATTCTATAATTACATCCTTTAATAATTCTGTAATAATTACATTTGTTTATGGTTGGTTTTGGTTTGTTATATTTTTTACAACTTATAGAAAATTATTTGGAAATTAAAAATGTTTTTGCAATGTTTTTGCAATGTTTTTTTAAAAAGAATAGATTAATAATGTTTGATGTACTTTTACGGTATAACCTAATCTTTTTGCTTGTGGCAACATAAGTTTTATAGGTGAAATTTTTTTATAAGAAAGCACTACCTTGTCAAATGGTTTCATACCACATTTTTCCAATATTTTTTCAGTTTGATATGTAAAATCGTAGAATTTGTGATTTTTTCTCCAATCACCAACCATAATGCAATATTTTGCACCTGGTAACGCTTTTTCAGATACACGTTGCCATATTTGTTCATATTTTTCTAAAAATGATTCCCAAGTTTTTTCTCTATCTATTCCATCTTTTTCATATTTTTCTAAATTCCAATATGGCGGACATGTTATTAATCCATCATGTTGTGGTATTTTTTCTGTTAAAGTGTTAGCTAAAATATTATCAACTCCGAATTTTTCCTTTGCATTATCAATTGCCTTTTGAGAAATATCATAACCAATGTATGTTTTATTTGCATTTTTTATAGCATTATGTCTTTCCCCCCAACCAGCAAATGGATCGAAAATTATTTGGTTATCTCTTAAATGGTACTCTGCACACCATTCTGCTATATCCTGTGGAAAAGGGCTATATGATGAGCGACTTGATTTTTTATCATGATGTTGTTTGCCTCTAATACCTTTCATTCCTGAAGGTTTTACATCAAATACCGAAACTGGTAAATATTTATAACTTATATCATTTTTTTTATCATTTTTCACAACATTTTCACTAATATCTTTATTTATAAATTTTTTTATCATTAATATTATTTTTTATTTTTATATGTTTTCTTAAACATATAAAATTAAAAATAGGATAAAGATTTTTGTATAACTTTTTCTAAAAGTTAAATTTTTGTTTAACTTTTTCTAAAAAGTTTATAATCCACCTGGGAATCCAACAAGATTAGCACCAATACCAAAACCAGCACCAGACCTAGCTGAAACAGCCATAGAAGGAACATATGTATCAAGGATTGAGAATGTAGCTGCTGCAGTTAATGCGATAAGAAGAACTTCTTCCATATTGAGTGATTTTTTTGGAATTGCATAAGCGGCAATTGCAACCATAATACCTTCAACAACGTATTTTACTGCTCTTCGCATTAATTCTCCTAAATCTAAAGCTGCTATTAAATTATCCAACATATTTATACTAATAAATTAGAAAAAAATAATATAGTTACAAAAAAACTTAAATACTAAAATTATTAATAAATATATATGAGTTCAAATATGAATTTTACTAGAAAAACAAATGAGAATGGTTCAGAAAATCCAAAATATGTTGATTTGTTAGAAGAAGATAAACCAATATCTGGGCAAAAATTTACATGTATTTCTTTTATTTCACCTGAAAATATATTAAAACAAAAAGAACATTTTTATTTTGAAGAATTCCTAAAAGATTTTGATATGACAAAATCAGTAAAAAAATTTACTCAATTTTTAAATTTTATAAGTTATAAATATAATTTGAAATTTGAAAAATTAACTGAAGATTTAAATGAATATCTTAAAAGTGAAAGTGAAACATTTAATACTAATTACGTAAGAGATTCTTATAAAAATTTTGTGGATGCAAATGAAGAACGTTTAGAAAATAGTTTTTCTGAAGCGCAAAATTTCCAGACAAATACACGTGGTATTAAAGTTAGAGGCTCTTATTCCACACAGGGTGAAGCAGAACTTCGATGTAAGTTGCTTCGAGAAGTTGACCCAAATCACAATGTTTTTGTTGGTCCAGTAGGTATGTGGATGCCGTGGGAACCAGACGCCTATAAAACTGGACGTGTTGAATATTTGGAAGAACAATTAAATCAATTAATGAGTGAAAAAATAAAAAATGAAGAATATGCCAAAGTTGAGTTTAATAAAAGAGTAAGAGAAACGAAAGAAAAGGCTATAAAAGAGAATATTAAATTAGCAAAGAAAACAGGTAATAAATTAACCCAAAATATTGACGAAAATGGTAATTTGGTTGGTATTAATAATACAATTGAAAATTCATTTGGATTAAAAGAAGAAATTACAACTGCAGATATTCAAAAAGAATTATTTGAAGGAGATAATATTGTTAATACTAAAAGAGATAAAGGTGTCCGTAAATTTAATGCGGAAGGTAAGCGTGAATAATTTTTTTATAATATTTTTTTATAATTTTTTTATATTTTTGTAAAAAATATAAAAAAAAATTTACCATTTGTTTTTCTTAACATTAATTTGTGGGCCTTTTTTATGAGCTTTTGGGTCGTAATTGTCATCATCGTCATCGGAATTAAGGTCTTTAGACATTTCCCAAAATTCTTTAGAACCCAATCTAAAAGCGTTGTGTGATGAAGCTTTATACCAAAAAATTTGGTCTTCTAATTTATTTGATTTTGCATTGTTTGCGATAACTAAACATTCATAATTTTCAGTGCATTGGTCCATTACTTGACAAAAAGATTCAAATGTTGTAAACATACCAGCATAATTTTCATATATACGTTTTCTATTGCTAATATAAGGTTCTCGTAAAATAAATGTATAATCAATATTTGTTCTTAAATTGGGAGGCACACCTAAAGGATATTGCATAGTAATAACAAGCATAATTTTCCAATGTCTGCCATTCATAAATAATAATCTCATAACTTTTTCTCGAGACCAACTATTATCATATAAACAATCATCTAAAATAACGAAAGCTCTAGCATCAATATTAGATTTACCATAAGCTTGTATTTCTTTTTTTATTTGTTTTAAAACAATTCTTTGTCGTTTTAAAATATTTTCAATAATTGCACTATTATATTCATCATGAATAAATAATTTAGGAACTAGTTTTCCATAAAAACCATTACCGGCTTCTGTTCCCGAAATAACAGTACCAATTGGAATATCTTGGTGATAATATAATAAATCTCTTACCAAAAAACTTTTACCAGTATCACGTCTTCCAATTAAAACTATCACTGGACCTTGTGTCGAATTGGGGTCAAAACTAATTTTTCTCATATCAAATTTCTTTAATTCTAAATTCATATATAATAAAAAAAGTAAATTATATAAAATAAAACCCGCAAATTTTTTATTTTTTTTAAGTTAAAAACAAAAAAAAATAGTAATAAAATAAAACATAATGTTTGATATATTTTATAAAAAAAATAATAACCAAGATTTGTTTGATTTTTTTACAGATAACTCTGAAAATAGGATTACAGATATGCAAAATTATATTCCAATTTATTCAAGATTTTTCTCTCTTAATGAAGTTAATAATAATAAAATTAATTTAAATAATAAATATTCAATAAATAAAATTAAAAGTCAGGAAACAGAAAATAAATTTACTGTATTGGTAGAAAGTGATGATAAAAATCGAACAAAGCATGCAAAAAAATCCTTTTTTAAATATTCTCCTTTAATTGATGCAACAAAATATATGGCTGGAAAATATAAAGATATATCGCAAAATATTATTTGTAATCTTCCTAAATTAAATAATAAAAATGTTTTAAAAAAAATAGATTGTCATGATAATTCTGCATATACTGATTCATTTTTTTCATATTTAACAAGTCAATTATTACACACATATAAATTTATACATGGAATAGATTTTTATGGTTCTTTTTTAGGAATAAAGGAGAATTTTAAATTTGATATAACAGACGAACTAGAATATTTATATGATTATGAATTTTTTCATGAAAATAAAAATATTTTATTTAGAACAGATGAAATACATGAAGAACTAATGGAAGATGATACAAGAAAAAATAGAAAAAAAATAAAGATAGAGGGGAGTGAAGAAATAAAGATAGAAAATATTGATAATGAAATGTATGATGATGTTTTTCAAGTATTAACAACACAAAATATAAAAAAACATAATTTATTTTTTGATGATATTACATTGTCGAATATAGATTATAAAAGAGAAAATGAAATAGAAAAAAAGTCTAACAAAACAAATACAGAATGTTCTTCACGTGTATCAGATACCAGCAATGAAGAAGATGATAGTGACGATGGTGACGATGGTGACGATGGTGACGAAGAAGAAGATGAAGAAGAATTTTCTGATATAACAAATGAATTAACTAATGTATTTGCAAATGTTATTAATTTTCCATGTCAAATAATATGTTTGGAACAATTAGACAATACTTTAGATTTTTTATTAGAAGAAACTAATATTCCAGATAGACATGTAATTTCTTGTTTATTTCAAATAATAATGACTTTAATAGTTTATCAAAAATTATTTGATTTTACACATAATGATTTACATACAAATAATATAATGTTTCAAAAAACTGATAAAAAGTATATACATTATTATTACAATGATAAATATTATAGTGTTCCAACTTTTGGAAAAATATATAAAATAATTGATTTTGGACGAGCTATTTATAAATTTAAAAATAAACAAATATCCAGCGATTGTTTTTATAATAAAGGTGAAGCTTCTGGACAATATAATTTTTCAGTTTTTAGAAATAAAAATAAAAAAGAAATAAAACCAAATAAAGCATTTGATTTAACAAGATTAGGTTGTTCTTTATACGACCATTATGTCGAAGATGTTGATGGTGAAATAAAAAAACCTTTGGTAAAATTAATAACAGAATGGATAACAGATGACAATGAAAAAAACATTTTATATAAGAAAAATGGTGAAGAAAGATATCCAGATTTTAAATTATATAAAATGATAACAAGAAAATGCACAAAAAATACTCCCGAATTTCAATTAACTAAACCAATGTTTCAAAAATTTATTACTAGTAAAAGAAAAATCGGAAAAAAAGCACCAATAATTAATATTGAAAAAATACCAACATATATTTAATTTTTTTTTTTATACTTTTTTAAAAAAAAGTATAAAAAAAAAAATTAAAACGATGGTGAATCTGTAAAAACTTCAACTATTTTTTTATTTAAAGCAGAATCGCTACCAAATTGAGATAATAAATAATGTCCAAATATAACTGATATATATACAATAATAGAATCTCTTAATAAAAGTTTTGGTGGTACTTCTTTTTTCGTAATGAATCTCATTTCAAAAAATTTTATAACTAAAAAAAAAGCACTAATAATTAACCCATTAAAAAATAATGATGAAGCCATTTATATAAATAATATTTTAAAACATATTATTTATAACGAATTTAAGATAAAACTTCGACATCACCTAAAATGGATATTTTATTCATTTTTTTTGTAGGACTAATATCTTGTAAATCAGCTATATCTAAAGTAACATTTTCATCTGAAATATTTAACGGTCCATCATCAAAATCATCATCAAAATCATCGTCTTCCTCTTCTTCTTTTCTTTTTTCATTTGCTATTCTACTAATTTCTTCTAATCTTTTGTCTGTTTTAGGTGCATGAACAACAGAAGATTTATTTGTTCCCATATCTAATACATTATCGTCGTCATTAAAAGAAATTACAGTTTTTTTGGTTGCATCATTTGAAAATAATTTATCATTAGTCTTTACTTCTTTTTCAACAACCTTTTCCGCCTCTTCTTTTATTTCATTTTTTACACTTTCATCCAATTCTTTTATTGTTTGTTCTGCTATTTTTGTTTGTGTTGCTTCTTCTGCTGATTTTGCTTCCGCTAATTTTGCATCTTCCGCTGATTTTGCTTCCGCTAATTTTTCTTCCGCTAATTTTTCTTCCACTTTCTTTTCTTCTGCTTTCTTTTCTTCTTCACTGTTTTCCTTTAATTTTGGTGATTCAATAGCAATTTCATTATCAATTTTATTAATGGTTGGTTCGCTTGATTTTTCTAAATGTTTCTTTGCTTCTTCTAACATATCTTCAGCTTCTTCGTTATTTACTTGTTTTTCTAAAGTTTCTTCTATTATTTCTTCATGTATCGTTTCATCCATATATGCTCTTAAAATATTTTCAATAGGCATTGATTCTCTTATTACATTTAAAATAGATTCCCTACATAAAATATCACATTCTCTCATATTTTTTTGATAATCTAAAGGCATAATATCTTTTTCAAATAAATAAATATTACTGTATAATTTCCTAGCAAAATTAATATAAACGTTATGAATAAAATCATTTAAACTTGGAATATCAATATCTATTTTTTTTTGATGATTAGATACACGAATACTTGTTAAAATTTTAACTTGAGTTATATGAACACATGTTAATAAATCTTCTAAATAATTACATTTACTTTCTTTTATAATTCTGTTTTTTTCTTCTGTAATTATATTCGTATTCCAGCGAGGCACTCTTGAAATAAAATTTTGAAATGTCATTAAATATTTATCACTCTCTTCATTTTGAACGCATAAATCAAGTGCTTCATTAAAAATAGATTTTATACCTTGGATAACTAAAGGTGAAAGTATATTTATTAAACGAGAAGAATATTCATTTTTAGCTTCAGATAAAACATTAAGATTAAAATCGTCCATTTTTTACATTGTTAATATATTTTCTAAATTAATGTTTTTCCGCATTAAAAATAAATAACAATAAATAAACATCAAATTCTTTTCATTTCTAAATTCTCTCCTAATTTTATCAAAATAAAGTAAAAATTTATATTTATTTTTATTATTGGAATTTTCTATAAATTTTAATATATCTAAAGCATTATATCCTTTATCATAAATTAAATCTATAAATTCAACCAAATTTATTAATTTGCTAAATGTTTTTTTATTAGATAAATTTTTTTTTAACCATAATTCTTTTTTTTTATTAAAATTTATTTCAATTTCTGATTTTTCTTTTATTTTAAATAAATTTGTGTTTGTTTTATTAATAATAGGATATGGTATATAAATACTGCAAAATCTTGATAATATTGGGTTTAATAAATTATTAATATTTTCAATAACTATAAAAAAACGGGTATTATGACTAAAATTTTCTATACATCGCCTTAATGCTGATTGTGCATCTGTTGTTAATTTTTCAGCATTAAATAATATTATACTTTTAAAAATTTTGCCATTATCATTTTGCATATTTCTTTTTGCGAAAAATTTTATATCATCTCTTATAAATCTTATCCCCTTGCAATGTGCGCAATTAACATACATTACATATTCTTTTATTTTATCGTTATCATTTTGATATATTTTATTAATAAAGTAATTTAATATATATCTTTTCCCTGTACCACAATTACCATAAAATATAATATGTGGGATTTTATGATTTTCAATGAAATAATCTAATTTTTTTTTTAGTTTTTGATGGATGTCTATTTTTTTTATTTTATTATCTAAAAATTCATTTTTTATATTCATTTAAATTAATTTATGCAACTTTTTTAAACTTTTTTTTTTTAATTTTATTTATTTTTGAATAAAATTAAATAATTAAGCTATACTATTCAATGGTTTAGAATATGGATTTTGATTAAAGGCATTCAGTACATCTGGTTGATTTCTAACACATGATATAGAATTTTCTCTCACATTCTTTCCCGACATAGCACCTAAATTACCAGTATTAGCATTTCTTTTCGTAAAGTTCGGATTAAGTTGTGCAGGCATGACTGCTTTATTTTTAAGATTGGTAACATTTTGCGAACCTGAAAATAAAGAACTGTTGCCCTGGTTAAATCTATCCACTTTTGACAATTGTTCTTTATTTGGATTAAGTTCAGCATTGTATTCCGCATTATATACACGTGAATTTGGTTGGTTGGCAGATGAAGAACCTGTATATGGTACCGTTGTTGTATCACGATGCTGTCCAACTGGCGTGTGTTTGCTTGTAATATGCGCACCATTGTAGTTTTTACCACCCTGTGTAATGTAATCGTTTCTAATAGTTTGTTCTTTAATTGTTGTTCTGGCTTTATCAGCTGGATTCCAAATAACATTATTACTAACGCTATTTTTACCATGAGCATTACCCATTGGTCTCATATTACCAACTACATTTTGTTTTCTGGATGGTCGCAAAACATCTAAAAGAGGTGTAACCATTGCTTTAAATCCCCTAGCCACCGGACCAAGTTCTTTTTGTTGTTTTGTTAAATTTCTGGCATTTGCTAAAGGACGATATCCTTCTTGTTGAATTTCCCTCATATCTTTTCCTTTTACATCCCATCCATCCCTGTCTGTTGCTATGCCCATGTTAAGAGCTTTAAATTGTGGTTTTTCTGAACGTTGGTGATTCTGTTTAACATATGTACCATTGCCATCTGGAACACCCTGTCCAAAATATTCTTTCGTTTGATAAGCTCTGTTTGCTGGTTTTAATGTAATTGTTCCTCTTGCTTTTTGTGCTTTTTCTGCACCAGTAGTTGTAAGCCATCTATCTTCGCTATTAATAAAATATGTATCAGGTCTATTCTTTTCAACTCTACCATGAAGTCCTAATTGATTTGGTTTATATGCTCCCAAAACTTGTCCAGAATATGTAACTTTTGGGTTTGTAGATGCTCGTAATTCATCAACTGTTTTAGGTCTCCAACTGTCTCTTGCTTCCATTCCTGAATTAAATCCACCATCACCTTTATTAGAATAACCTTTATTTAAACCTGGTCCTACGCGTATTTCTTCCCATGGTTTTGTATTATTCATTTTCTGGGAAACAACATTTCTCATTCTTTTTTGTATAAAATCACTGGTAGAAGGCATACCATGTGACCAATTCATATTTTTTTTTGGTTTGAAAAGTGGTGCTTGTCCTTGTTTCGCAATATCTTGCGTTCCTGCACCAGTATATTTATCTAAAATACTTTCATTATTTCCCGTAGTGGATTGTGTAACACTGGAACCAAAATAAGGGACTTGGTTATTGTGTGTTATTTCTCCTAATCTCATTTCTTCACCTGTTAAAGAATTAAATGTTTGTTGTTGTTGTTTATTTGACATTTGTAATGTTTCATAATTACCCGGATTGTAATAGTTATCTGCTGTATTTTTCTTTCCAGCATAATCATTTACATTTTTTTCTAATTCTTTTCTATCTAAAACCGGATAATTTTTAACTTGTTTGTTCATATTTGGTAATTTTGATGGTCTATGCATTTTGTTAAAAGCTTCTTTTAAAGAAGAATTGTCTTTTTTTTGCTTTGATAAAATATACATCATGCCTAATGCTACTAAAGGAATTGCTACTTGGGCCATTATTATTTATATCATATACTTTTATAATTTTTTATACTTTTTAATTTTTTTAATACTTTTTAATTTTTTTTATACTTTTTAAATTTATTGAAAAAAATTTAAAAAGTATAAAAAAAATTATAAAAAAACTTAATTATCAATTAGTGTTGAACATGGGTAATCAGGTATGTAATTGTCTCTTTCAAGTAATCTTGTATTAAGATTATTTTGGAAACGTTTGCAAACATTTTCTTGTGGGTCTAAAAGTAATGGATACGTATGATTTTGTTCTAAATCTCTATATAACCAAGATGGATGAGTAGCCCTTGTCTGATCCGTAAAACTAGTATTATTACTTTTATAATTCACATTATATGTTTTTACCGTTTTTTGTGGAAATTTTTCATCTTTGCAATATTTCTTCATCTTTCTTCCTACATTCTTTAAATCACTATCAATATCTATCGGATGTCCATTATAAACACCCATTAAATTACCACCCCATTTTTGCATACGAAGTTGTGGGTCATTAAACACATTTGGTTTGTCACCTGCATTACCGGGTACATTTAATATATATCTACCTGGACCTGTTGCTTGTTGGAGGTTTTTTTGAACTCTACATGAATCATAATTATATCTTGTAAATGCCATACTTAAATTATATAAATATATTTTTTTTCTATTTTTTTTCTTTTTTTTTCTTTTTTTTTCTATTTTTTTTCTATTTTTTTATAATCCAGCGTCGGATACTTTCTTTTCTAAAGCTTCTTGGGTAAAAATGAAGTTATTTTGTAATTTGGGTTTTAAAACAAGTATGCTGCAAAACTCCGTTTTGCTCACTCCAATATAACATACTGTACTATCAGCAGCGTTATAATTAATAATTATTTTTTTTTATACTTTAGTTACGGAGTACCAACAGAAAACCCAACGTGTGTTAACACCATAGTATCATATTCAGCTCTTTTACCATCACCAGATGTAACGTAAGTACCACCACTAGTAAACCATTTACCAGTTGATTTATTATAATTGGAATCTCTTACACCCAATGGTAATTGGTATAATAATTTCCAACCATCGCTATTGTTGAAACCCCATAACATACCTTTATTAGAAGAACTGGTATAAATCCCCCCACCGCCACCAGATGCCGTATTTTCACCACCAAAAAATCTACCTTTTGTATTCTGATACAAACCATCAAAATCTCCATTATTTAAAGGACCAAAATCAATAACACACCAATCAGGACCATCCGCAGAACCATCCCCGTGAATAAATCTTAACCCATAATCACCATTATCTAGGAAATAATCATTACCAGATTTTAGTGGTTTTGCGTCATATGAAATAGGTGTTGCCGATGTTCCACTATATCCATTTTGCCATTGTGTACTATCATTATTTGTAGAAGTGCCTGTAACACCAAACTTACTTATATATCCTAAAAATGTTCTATTATTAAAATCGGTAACAGAAGTACAATTTATATAAGCAATGTCGTGCGCACCATAATTTTGTATAACAGATATATCTCCTGGTAGGTTTCCACTTTCAATTAGTGTTATTATTACTTCACCATCTGCCACTGTGGTATTTACAATTGCTGATTGTGAAGTACCTGTATTATATGAGCCACCGCCATAACCACCTTGGTAGTTCTGGAATTGAGTGGTTGACCCACCACTCATCCCGCCTCCACCGCCACCGGCGTGTGCACCGTTTCCACCCCCTCCACCAAATCCACCATAATTTCTATAATTCAAAGTATTATTCGAATGTCCGCCTATCCCACCTACACCACCCCCTATGAAACTATATCCTTTTCCTGCACCAATTCCGTTGCCTATAAGACCGCCACCACCACCACTACCGTATGAAACCGTACTACCACCAACAGTACTAGTTGTATTCCCCAGTATAGCATTCATATCGGGTGTCGTTTGGTCACTACCATGGTGATTTGACCCACCACCACCACCAGCAACAATTAATACATCATTTATAGTTGTTGAACTTAATCCTCCCGAATTTTTTTTTACTACAAAAGTTCCACCACCACCACCACCACCAGCAATATTATATATATCTCGATATGTTTCACCTAGTTGTCCAACCAATATTTGTATTTTTTGATTCATTATTAAACTGAAATTACCTTCTATAACCGCACCAAAACCACCCTCTTTGGAAGTACTCTTACCAGCATAACCACCAGCAGCACCTTTTGCTATAATTTTATATATACCTGTTTCTGGAACAGTCCATTCTTGGATGCCTGGTGTAACTATGTTAAAATTTGCGTCATCATCCACCCATGTTGGGGTATATTCTGCTCTACATTCTGCTAATGTAGGTCCATATCTTCGCCCACCCGTTAATGAGCCACTGGTTTCTAATTTTGATGCCCCGCATGATTTAAAAGTATGTGATGAAAAGACATATAAATTGGTAATTAGTGTTATTGTTACTTCACCATCTGCCACTGTGGTATTTACAATTGCTGATTGTGAAGTACCTGTATTATATGAGCCACCGCCATAACCACCTTGGTAGTTCTGGAATTGAGTGGTTGACCCACCACTCATCCCGCCTCCACCGCCACCGGCGTGTGCACCGTTTCCACCCCCTCCACCAAATCCACCATAATTTCTATAATTCAAAGTATTATTCGAATGTCCGCCTATCCCACCTACACCACCCCCTATGAAACTATATCCTTTTCCTGCACCAATTCCGTTGCCTATAAGACCGCCACCACCACCACTACCGTATGAAACCGTACTACCACCAACAGTACTAGTTGTATTCCCCAGTATAGCATTCATATCGGGTGTCGTTTGGTCACTACCATGGTGATTTGACCCACCACCACCACCAGCAACAATTAATACATCATTTATAGTTGTTGAACTTAATCCTCCCGAATTTTTTTTTACTACAAAAGTTCCACCACCACCACCACCACCAGCAATATTATATATATCTCGATATGTTTCACCTAGTTGTCCAACCAATATTTGTATTTTTTGATTCATTATTAAACTGAAATTACCTTCTATAACCGCACCAAAACCACCCTCTTTGGAAGTACTCTTACCAGCATAACCACCAGCAGCACCTTTTGCTATAATTTTATATATACCTGTTTCTGGAACAGTCCATTCTTGGATGCCTGGTGTAACTATGTTAAAATTTGCGTCATCATCCACCCATGTTGGGGTATATTCTGCTCTACATTCTGCTAATGTAGGTCCATATCTTCGCCCACCCGTTGATGAACCAGAGGTTTCTAATTTTGATGCTCCACATGATTTAAAAGTATGTGATGAAAAGGCTAATTGAAAATTTTTATTTTTAAAATGTGTTCCAATTGAAATGGCACCAGTGTTAGGTACAGCACCACCCACATAATAATCAGTTCCTCTAAAATCTGAAATGGCAATATTATCAGTACCATTGTGGTCGTTGTCATTAATGACATTATAAATTTCTGAAAATTTTATATTGGTTGTTCCGATTGTTGACATTTATATAATAATTTAACATTTTTTAATAAGTTCTTTTAATTCGTCAATTTGTTCTTGTTGCTCCACCATTTGTGTTTTCATAATGTCCATCTGCGTTGTCATAGTTTCAATTTGCGTTTGTTGAGCCTTAATACCTTCAATTAATAATGGTGCTATTTTTTCATATCGCACAGCCATGTA